AACGACACGAACAGCAAGATCTTCAAGATCTCAGACCGAACCCGAAACAAAGAGGGACGAAATATCGACTTCTCTGTTATCGATGAGGTGCATGAGATGAAGGAGAACACGATCATCAAGTCAATTGAGCAGTCGCAGTCACTGAAAGACAATCCGAAACTGATCATAATCACGACGGAAGGCTTCGTGAATGACGGCGCTCTTGATGAGATTCTTCGCCAGTGCCGGAGAGTAATTCGAGGCGAAGACGACGGAGCTTCAGCTGAACGACTTTTGCCCTGGCTTTACACTCAGGACTCAGAACAAGAGATCTGGGCAGATGAGCGTTCATGGCAGAAGAGCAATCCGAGCCTTGGCGTTATCAAAAAATACACGTACTTACGAGAGCAAATCGACGCTGCACGAAAAAGCACTGCAGACAGAGCCTTCGTTCTCAGTAAGGATTTTAATATCAAACAAAACGCAGCGGCGGCATGGCTGCATATTGAAGATTACGCATACAACGCTGAATTTGATATTGAGGATTTCCGCGGATCTCTTATCCTGGGCGGAGTCGATATGTCGGAAACAACGGATATGACATCCGCAAGAGCTCTTGTGATGAGAGCTGGCGACAAACGCAAGTACATCATTCAGCACTATTGGATTCCTGAATCAAAGCTGACCAGTGCAGACGACCGTGAGGCTGGCGCAAAATACAAAGAATGGGCGAAAGCCGGAATTCTTACGATTTGTGAAGGAAACGACATTGATCTCTCACAGGTTGCCGACTGGTATTACATGTTATATAAACAATACGGTCTCAGGCTCTTCAAGTGTGGCTATGACGTAAAATTTTCAAAGGATTTCTTAAAACGTATGGACGAATATGGATTCGAGTGTGAGCTCGTTTATCAGAGCAAGCAGGTCCTGAGCAATGCAATGAAGCTTGTGGAAGCAGATTTCAAGGCTCAGCTGATAAATTACAATAACAACGAAATCGACAAATGGTGCCTCGGCAATGCCGCGGTCGAAGTCGATAATGCAGGCAACTGTCAGGCAGTCAAGATCAAAGGACAGCCGGCGCGAAGAATAGATGGTGCTGTTACATTCATAATTGCTTATGAAATATACAGACGGTATCGAAGCGAATTCGCTCAGATGCTGAGATGAAAATAAGGAGAGTGAGAATTTGAAATGGTTTGATGATCTTTTTCGACGAGCGCCGAAAAAACAGAAGCAGGCTCTGACGCTTGACGGCTTCACTCCCTGGTATTCGCAGTTCGGAACTGACATCTATGCTTCTGATGTTGTGCAGCAGTGTCTCAAGTGCATCGTCGATGAAATCAAGAAGCTGAATCCGACGCACGTCAGACTGAACGGAGCAGATCCTTCACCAGTGCCGAAGAGCTCAATTCAGAAAGTCCTCGATGAACCGAATCCGCTTATGACAACGAGCGAGTTCATTGAAAAGATGACATGGCTCTTGCTTCTGAACTATAATGCTTTCGTGATTCCAACCTATTACACATGGATTGACGACAAGACCGGAGCAGAACGTCGGTATTATACCGCGCTCTATCCGATAAAGCCTTCACAGGTTGACTTCATAGAGGATGAAAGCGGTGCGTTGTTCGTTCATTTCTATTTTCTGAACGGATTCGACACGACAATCAGGTACTCAGACGTGATTCATCTGAGATACAACTATTCCGTGAACGAATACATGGGCGGAGATATGACAGGACAGCCGAATCATAAGGCAATTCTTGAAACGTTATCTCTGAATCATGATCTTCTTCAGGGAGTAGCGAAGGCAATGAAGTCAAGCTATGCCGTCAACGGCGTTGTCAAGTACAACACACTGATTGACGACGGAACGATGGAGAAGAATCTGAAAGAACTCGAAAAGAAGCTGATGAATAACGAATCCGGCTTCCTTCCGATGGACTTGAAGGCCGACTTCACACCTTTGGAACGCAAGACGAACCTTGTTGACAAGCCGACTTTGGAATTTGTTGACGAAAAGATCCTGCGAAACTGGGGCGTTCCGCTTGCAATCCTGACGGGAGATTACAACAAAGAGCAGTACGAAGCGTTTTATCAAAAGACACTTGAGCCTTTGATAATCAGCTTCTCTCAGGCATTTACAAAGAAACTCTTCTCCGAGCGCGAAAAGAGTCTCGGAAATGAGATCCGGTTCATGCCGAAGGAGCTCATCTTCATGACTGTCAGTCAGACTTTGGAGATGATCAACATTCTGAGTCCGACGGGCGCCTTATACGAAAACGAAAAGAGAATTGCTCTCGGCTTGAGACCTTTGCCGGAATTAGAGGGCAAGAGATACATGTCACTTAACTGGATCGATGCAGAAAACGCAGCACAATATCAGACTGGTCAGAACGTGAGTGTCGATGTTGTGGACGAATCCAAGACAGTGACCGACGAGGAGGTTTAAAAATGGTTACACTTAACGGAAATAGCGGAGATTATAAGTGTCTGTCAAGCGATACAAAGCCAACACTCACCGATTCTCCAGGAGATAGAAACACGATGATAGTCGAACTTGATACCGGACTCGTCTTTTACTGGGACGGCACCGAGTGGCAGAAGTTCGGAGGTGATTAAGTATGAATATACTTGATATCGCAATTGCGAAGCAGCTTGCCGGTGGCGGCGGTGGATCTGGAACTGACAACTATAACGACTTGTCAAACCTTCCGAAGATCAACGACACAACCCTCAGCGGAAACAAGAGCAGTTCAGCTCTCGGACTCCAGAGCGAGATCACATCGGACAGCAAGCTTGACTCAGATCTCATTTCAGATGTCGATCAGGACAACAAGTTCGTAACGTCAGCTGAAAAAAATACATGGAACGCAAAACAGAACGCAATCGATGCAGATCACAAGATCAGCGCCGATTATGTTGACGACTCAACAAGTACGAATAAGTTCGTCACATCTTCCGACAAGGAAGCATGGAATGCAAAGCAGAGCGCAATCGACAGTTCACACAAACTCAGTTCAGATCTCGTTGACGACACAAATCATACAAACAAGTTTGTCACATCAACAGAAAAGCAGACCTGGAACGCGAAACAGAATGCGATTGACTCAGATCACAAGCTTTCAAGTTCTTTGGTAAGTTTTGATAGTGAAGAAGCTTCAGCTCTTGCATCAGGCATCGACTCAGCCAAAGTGTCGCAGATTTCGACCAACCAAACAAATATTTTGTACACCTTAGGCAAGACCGGAAAGAACTTATTTGAATTTACAGTTAATGGATTAAAGCAAAGATGGGACAATGGTACATGGAACGGCAACACCTTTACTTCAAATTTTGGTGTAACGATTGTTGTAAATGATAACAAGTCTATTGTTGTTACTGGTACACCAACAAGTCAAACATCCTTAACACTTGGTATATACGATCATACACTATACAAAGGATGTATATATTCCGGTGGAACTTCTGATGTATCGACTACCACTTGTATAAGTGGTGTAAACAATATTGGTTATGACTATGGTGACGGTGTTACTATGACCGGAGATACTGACAGAGCTATTCAAATTGCGTTCTTTACGGGTACAAATCTTAACATCACATTCAAGCCAATGATTTGCACAGCTGACGATTGGGCAGTAGGACATGACTTTGCTCCATACGCCCTACCAAATTCCGATTTGACACAGGGCTTAGCTGAATTAAATGCTCATCCATTCCTTACTGTACCGTTTAACCATAATATGGTGTATCGTGGCAAGAATCTTGGTGATACACTTACAGATGCACAGCATACAGCACTGTCGGGTGGTAACTTTACAGATCTTTATCTTGGTGATTACTGGACTAAGACAGTGACTATTCCAGCAGGTACATATACAGGTGGTGATAGTACAGAAGTCACTGTTCCAGCACAAACAAACATCACACTTAAAGCTGTAATAGCTGACTTTGATACTTTCTATGCCGGATATGCTTCAACTTATGCTGGTATTAACACTCACCATGCAGCTGTTATTGTTACTGGATTCAGTAATGTAGTATGGAACGGTACTAACAGCACGGCTGGTGGATATGTAAACAGCTTAATTCATAAATGGCTCGTTGGTTCTGCATTACCACAGATTGAAACATGGTTCGGTTCTGCTAAGGTTCTGTCACATCAGAAACTGCTTACAAATGCAATTACAGGCGATGCTGCTTCCGGATGGGCTTGGAGTTCACAGAAGATTTCTCTTTTATCTGAAAATCAGATGTATGGTTCTAAGGTATGGGGCAACAGTAAAGCTAGTAACGGTGGATATGAACCAGGAGAAGCTTTTAAACATCTTAATGTATTTAACCATATTGATGCAAACCTATTATTTGGAAATAAGAATATATGGTTAAGAGATATAGCATCTGCCGAGTGGTCGGCTTGCCTGAGCAGCGGCGGTAGTGCCGACAGCATTGGTGCTTCGCATGCGAGGGTCGCTCCGGCTGCGCTTATCCTTTTATCCTAAATCCCGTGTCCTTGTGACACGGGTAGATATGGAAAGGGGGTGAGTACCATTGAGCAGAGTTCCAAGTTCCAAACGTAAACCATCAGAAGTAGAATTTATTACTAATGCTGAAAAGATACACGAATTGGTAATTAAGAGTATATATCATGATTTTGGAGTTAAAACCGATAGTCAGAATAAGTTATGGCTCATTAACAATAATAAAGCTGTACTAAAGACTTATGCTGATCGTCTTATAAACTGTGTATATTCTGCTAATTCTATATATCCAGCGTGTAAAGAAGAAGTTATTGAACGTAAATTAATGTGGGATAGAGCGATAGGTTGCTGTCAAACAATTGAAACTCAATACAAACTGATGAAACGAGAACTGGACATTCATATAGGACTTGCCGAAGAACTTCTTAGACTACTCGAACACGAAAAGAATCTTCTGAGAGGAATCAAACGTTCGGACACGAACAGATACAAACATATTCAATAATAAAAATAAATCAACAAAAATATCTTTGGTTACATTCTGTACATCTGCCGAGAGGTCGGCTAACCTGAACAACAACGGTAATGCCAACAACAATGATGCTTCGAATACGAGGGTCGCTCCGGCTGCGATTAACAGGACAAAGCGGATTGGCATCGGTGGCGTCAAGCCACTACAAAACCAGTCCCACCTGATAAGGAGAATGTGACCATCCTTCACAAAGGAGGTAAATACACAGTGTGATACAGTCATTTACGAATGGATCTGTTATAAACGCACTGCTACCATTATGAATTTATCTGAACTATTTACAATAGACAATATGGTTGATGCTTACTATTCATGCCGACAAGCAGCACCTTGGAAAACTGAGGTACAGAAATTTGGTTTGAATCTTGTAGGCAACTGTATAGCATTACAGAATGAAATCCTAACTGAAACATACAGGACATCTAAACCAAGGCAATTCACTATATCTGAACGTGGAAAGTTAAGGCTGATAGAAGCTCCGGTATTCAGAGATAGAATTGTTCACAGAATACTGAACAAAGGCTATCTTTTACCATTACTGACTCCATATCTGATACATGATAATGGTGCATCAATGCCAAACAAAGGTACTGGATTTGCAAGAAGCCGATTAGAAGAACATCTGCATAGATATTACTTTGAACACGGTTCTGACGGATATATCTTGCTTGGAGATATTCATCATTATTTCGATTCTATAAGACAAGATATATTAATTCAGATGCTTGCAAATAAGATACCGCCTGAAGATAATGACATTTTCAGACTGTTATCTTATATCATATGCTCATCAAAATATACAGAAGATGAGGACGGACTTTCGCTTGGTTCTGAATTACCACAAACACTGGCTGTATTTTATTTATCGCCGCTTGATAACTTTATTAAGATTGTCAAAGGCTGTAAGTTCTACGGTCGGTATATGGACGATTTTTACATTATCAGTGATGACAAGCAGATGCTTAATGGCTTAGCACATGAGATCAATAATTATCTTAATCAGGCAGAATTAATGTTGAATGAACGAAAAACTCAGGTTGTTAAATTAAGTCACAGCTTTACGTTTTTACAAACTAAATACAGTCTTACAGATACAGGTAGGATTGTGAAACGGCTTACACACAGTAAAGTAGTTAGGCAGCGTAGAAGAATGAAGGCACACGGTAGACTGTATAGAGAAGGTATTTTAACTTATGATACTTGCTATAACCAGTATAAATCGTGGCGGCAGTCTATACTTAAATCATATAATGCTTGCTATACAACAATTAAAGCACTCGATAACGAGTACAAAGAAATTTTTGGAGAGGAGTTTATCTTATGACACAAGAAGAATCAATTGAAAGATTTAACCAGCGTGCAGAATTAGAACACAACCTTATAGAAGCAAAGTACGCTTTATCAAGCACTGACTATAAGATTCTCAAAATCTATGAAGCACGTATTATGGAAAAGGCTGATCCATACAATGCAGAAGAAGTGATTGCATTACGTGAACAAGCAAGAGCTGACGTTAATAAGTATGAACAGCTTATTGCCGACTTTGATGCTGATAAGGAATAATATTTTAAGTAACTGTTTACAAAATAAGGAAACAAAATAAATCGAGATCAGTAAACCAAATTCAAGTTTGATAGGTAGAAAAATGAATGAAAAAAAGAAAATATTAAACTTTGTTCTTAGGTGTCCTGAATGTAATTTAGCTTTATTCAAGGCAAGATTCATTCAAGATTTACCAATAAAGCAAAACTATCATTGCTATGGTTGTGACCGCGATATAATTTTCAGCCCCGATGATGTTGAAATTAACTTTCGTGTCAAAGATCATGAGAACATAGTGAAGATTTACTAAACCAAATCCCAGTTTGGTTCACCGTACAAACCTTGAGTGTTTCCACGATTTTACAAAGGTCATTAACAAACTGTGAACAACCAAACAGTAAAACAATAAAATAACCATAATAAGGAAGTGAAAAGATGAAGAACAAGAAAGAGTTAGAACGGAGATCATACAGCTTCGACGTTCGCGCTGAGCAGAGTGAACGGGGAAGCAGGATCACAGGAAGACCGATCGTGTATAATTCAAGAACTGACATCGCCGGATTATTCGACGAAGTAATTGAAGAAGGCGCGTTGAACAATGCAGATCTGAGAGACGTTCGCTTCCTGGTCAATCATGATCTCTCGAAAATTCCGCTTGCAAGATCCCGAAACAATAACGGGAATTCAACTATGCAGCTGAGAGTTGATTCTTCAGGAATGGAAATCGATGTTGACTTAGATACTGAAAACAACGCTGACGCTCGTGCGCTTTATTCTGCGGTATCCCGTGGAGACATCACCGGCATGAGTTTTATGTTTGCTGTTGGCGACGAAGAGTGGGACGGCATCGACACTGACCATCCGACACGAAGAATCAAAGAAATAAGTTCCGTCGTTGAAGTGTCTGCAGTGACTTTTCCTGCATACGCATCAACTTCGATAAATGCCCGAAGCGAAGAGGCACTGGAAAGTGCCAAAGCCGCACTGGAGAGCGCGAAGCAGCAGAGAGCAAGTTCACCGGACGGTGACTCAGATGAAAAGAAAAAGAAAGAACTTGAATTACTCAAGCTCAAGATATCAATTTTAGGAGGAAAGTGAAAATGAAAAACATTCTCAAGAAAAGACTTGAACGCCTTATGGCCAAGAAGACTGATCTTTCATCAAGAGCAATGGCTTCCGAAGATGCAGCTGAAATCAGAAGCATCGGCGAGCAGCTCAAGGAGCTCAACGAAGAGATCAAGGATATCAACGATGAAATCACTGCGCTTGAAGCTAAGGAAGACGAAGAAAAGAGAGCAGCTCAGCCGGTTGCAGTTCCTGCGAACGCAGTTCCAGTGAACGGCGACATCAGAGGTGCTTTTGGCATTGCTAATCCAACAGAAAAGAAGAAGACAAACGAGAATCCACTTGCTTCGACTGAATACAGAAGCGCATTTATGGCTTATGTTCAGCGCGGCGAAAAGATTCCGGCTGACATCATCAACAGCATTAACGAATACAGATCTTCACTTCCAGCTGAGCAGAGAGCAAACGTTCCAGTGACAACAGCTGACACAGGTGCTGCAATTCCTCTCACAATTATGCGTGAGATCATCAACACAGTTCGCAAGAGATATGGCAACCTTTACGCTAAGGTTCGCAAGATGAGCATTCAGGGCGGCGTTGAATTCCCGATCGGTTCACTCCAGGCAAACTTCAAGTGGATCAGCGAAGGAACAACTTCACCGCGTCAGAATATCGGCTCTCTCGGCAAGGTATCCTTCGGTTATCATACAGCCGAAATCCGCATCGCTCAGAGCTTCCTCAGCCAGATCTTAACTATTGAAGCATTCGAGGAAGAAATCACAAAGGTAATTGCGATCGCATATCTCAAGGCTATGGACTACGTTATCATTAACGGTTCAGGCGACGGCCAGCCTCTTGGTATTCTCAACGATCCAAGAGTTGCAGCAACATCAAATGTTGTTACAATGGCTGCAGCTGACATGAGCAACTGGACAGCGTGGAGAAAGAAGTTCTTCAGCAAACTTCCTCTCGGCTACAGAGACGGCGAATTCATTTTTGCTAACTCTACAGTTGACAGCTATCTCGAAACAATGGCTGACGGCAACAACAATCCGATCTTCCGTCAGAGCACTGGCCTCGAAGTTAATGACGGCGATAGTGTAAATCCAAACGGACGTTTCTTCGGCAGAAACATCGCACTTGTTGAACCTGATATTCTCAACGACTTCGATTCTGCAAGCTCAAACGACGTTATCGGCGTTTACTGGCAGCCGGAAGAGTATGCTCTCAATGAGAACTACGGTTTCACAATGAGAAGATACTTTGACGAGGAAACAAACGAATGGGTTACAAAAGCGCTCGTTGTTGTTGACGGCAAGGTTCTCAACCCGAACGGCATCTGGCTCATTAAGAAGGCTTGATGAGGTGATCGCATGAATAATGTCGCATCATTAAAAGCTTTATATCTTGCTTTAGGCGGCGATTCTGCGGACGTTGCAGAGGCATCGACAATGGTCGATGTCCTCAATGCAATCGCCGTTCTCCTCGGTGGAGACGGTGGCGCAGTAACCAACGCTGAGGCAATTGACAACATCACAGCTGTTGCTTCCGGCCTTGTACCGGATTACGAAGATATTGACGTAACTCCGACAACATCAGAGCAGGAAATCACAGCAACAAGCGGAAAGACACTCCGCAAGGTTACGGTTGCGGCTGTTACAGCTGCGATCGATGAGAATATCGCAGCCGGTAACATCAAGGACGGCGTGACAATTCTCGGCGTAACCGGTACATACGACGGAACCTAATAAAAGGACAGGGAGGAAAACATCATGATTAACAATGACAGAATCGTGCCAGTTGTTCGCACAGACCTTTTAACATTACTCGGCACAATGTTCAAGATCGCAGGCACATCAATCGCTGCAGCTGAATCTTCAGCAGTTGGCGAATTCACAGTTGCTTCTGCATCTGGAAACTACATCGCAAACGAACCAGTTCGCAAGTTCAACTTTGCTTCAGGCACATCAGCAGTCGTATACTTTATCGCAGATTACGAATATGACGGCTTCTACATCGCCGGCTCAAAGGTAACAACAAGCGGCACTACAGTAACAGCAGACGGCAAAACACTTTATTCAGCAACTCTTTCCGGCGGCAATGCTGTCGCAATCGCGAAAGTCGGCTTCTGATAAAGAGGTGATCACATGGCAGATGCAACGATGCTGACGAGCGTTAAAAATGCACTCGGAATCACAGGAACTGCTTTCGATGCTACGCTTACAGTGTATATCGATGAAGTCACTGACTATATGTCGAACGCCGGATGCAATGCTTCAGTAATTGCGGCATCTGCCGGTGTGGTTGCTCGTGGAGTGAATGATCTCTGGAACAACCAGTCAGGAGCTGCGAAGCTGAGTCCTTACTTCTATGACAGAGTTAGTCAGTTAGCATTGAAGTCGAGGTGATGGCATGTACACACC